AAGCGGCTCACCTGGACGCCAGGCGATGAGCCCGATACTCGCGCGCGGCGCGATCTTATGCGTCGGGACGTCGATCCGATGCAGGAACGTGTCGGAATATGCGAGCAATTGCTCCGGACGCGGCCTGCGCGAGTAGCCCTCGAAGCGCGCCCATTTTGCTGGCGTGAAGTCGATGATCGCGCACTCGATCCCGACGCCATTTATCAGGCCGACGCAATCGCACCCGACCCCTTTGACGGATTGCTGGTGATGGAAGGGCGTGCCGACCCAGCTCCGCGCCACGGCTTCGACGTCAGACCGACGCATCTGGCGTTTGCTGGAGGACGTCGCCGCCGGGCACGTCGGGGAAACCGCCGAAGTTTGTCACGCGCTTGTAGAGCGTGCAGCCGCCGTCACGGGTGAGGTCGCAACCAGGAAGCAAATCGAATTCGTCGCCGGGCTCTGGGAGGAACGGTGCGACGACCCAGAGCGTGACAGTGATTTCCGCGCCGACGAAGACGGCGCTCTGGATTTCCGTCTCAACGCCAGCGTTGCGGCCGCTCGTCCAGCGCACGATCCCGTCGGCCCATTGTCGGCCGCCGCCTTCGTCCGCCTCCGACGCGCCGCTGAAATCGCTCGCGCCAGAGCTGGACAGGCCGACCTCGGCGACGAAGACGCCTCGATCCGACGCGCTGGTGATCGAACCTAGCAGCTTGGCGCCTTCAATGTCGAAGCCGCACTCCGGTCCGCCGAACTTCCATCGGCACGTCGGGGCATAGGTATTGACCAGCGACAATTGCTGGATTCTCGCGCCGCCGCCGACGACCTCAATGACGTAACCTTTCTTTCCGAATTTGACGTTTCCAATCCATCCAGAAGCAAGCCGCTTGGGCGATTGCGTCCCTTCGTAATCGACCTCCCAAACTTCGACGAAAGCGTCGTCGAATAGGCCGCCGTAAAGATCGGCCTCGTCGACACCATCGCGCGCGAGAGCGCCGGACAATTCGATTGAACCGACGCCGCCGACGTCCGTCTGGGATTGCGATGCGCTGGGCAGGATAGACGGGCAGGCTTTGTAGACCAGGCCTCCCCATTTGAGTGGGATGTCGAGCGACGTGTAGGCGTGCACAACGCCGTCGAGCCGCGTGATCCTGACGGCTTGCGTCCATGACGTTACGCAAGGAACGGCGTCAGCAACGACCAGGCGGGCCGCCTGAGAGATTCTGGCTGGGGACGTCGGCGCACCAATCGTAAGCCTGACCGCCTGTGAAAGCCGGGCGGGCGGCGCTGGCGAGCCGACAGTAAGGCGAAGGCCCTGACTGAGGCGCGCGTCCGTCATTTACAGCATCCGCGTGACACGCATCGCAGCGGCGGACGCGGCGGCCTGTGTCCAAATAGCCGATGTGTGCGGATCGGTTTGAAAAACATCATGATAGAGCGTGTAGGCGGCTGTGATCGCTCTGACTGCCCCGGCTTCGACGTCGCCCGAACTGACAAGGTCGACTTCAAGGCTGCAATCGCCCGCATCTGTTTTCTTGCTGAGATTTACGAAGATAATCCCAGCGATGGACGTGACGGCGGAATCCAGTGCTGGGAACGTGACGCCGAATTTCTGCGCCGCAGCGGTCGACGAAACATAGCTGGTGTCGCCATCAGGCGTTGCATCATTGATGCGGGAATATCTGTTCGCGCCGGAGTTTGGCGTCCAGTCTACGTCGGCCGTGTCGGCGTTCGGGAAGTCTGTGTAGACCTTGCGATCACCAAGAAAATCCGTGTTTACGGAACCGCTCGCATTCGACGCGACCACGTCGTCGACATACCACGGCGCATTCTGGAGAAGGTTCTGGCCGTGCCCGATCTGAACCTGGCTTGTCTCTGTGTTCGCTGTAAATTTTGTGTCTGCACCCGCAACATTCACAATCGTCACGCCGTTCAGACGAACCTCAACTGCCCCAGCCGAATCATCGATGATGACCTTCGCCTCGATGTGGTTCCACGCATTCGCGCTCACCAATGCGCTTGACGTTGAAAGAAGAACGCCGCCGCCGCCGCCGTAAGGCGCACCGCGATAGGCGGCTACCGCTCCGGTCGATTGCAGCATGATCGCGACCTGACATGCATTTGCCGCATCGTTGAACTGGAAAAGGAAAAGCGAATCGTTCCCGTCCGGAAGCGCCGTCAGGTAAAAAGCAGCTCCCATTTTCGCCGTCGTCTGTGCGGCACCAAACACGCTACGGATGCGATCTGGACCGCCAAGATTGAATTGCATCGAATAGGTTCCGGTCCTGGCTTGAGTGTTTGAAAGCGCCGCACCGACGACCTCTACCCATGCGCCCGCCGTCATGTTGGCTTCGTTACCCGTCCCGCCGTAATGATCGAATCCATCTGCCCACAAGATCATTCGGAATCTCCATCGTTGCAAAAGCGAACTTCCTGGAAGGACAGGCTCGCCCATCCCTGGGTTTGATAGGCGACGACCATCCGATCATAGGAGTCGTCCGCTTCAAAACGCGCCGGAACGTCGAAGAGAAACCCTGCCGTGATCGCAATTCCAGCGGCTGGAGCGTGGTCGAAGAACACCGTGCCGCCGATCCGTACCACGTCGGCCGTGTAGGGGCCGCCGGGAAGTGTGGGGTTTGCGGTCGAGATTGGGAGCGCGTTCATTCCGAAGATCACGCTTTCCAGGATCGGGAGATAGATCGGGCGCACATAGGACCGGCCGCCGCGCGTGTACGTTTTTTGAAGCTGGAAAGAGGTCGTCAACCCGTCGCCGATGCCGATGACCTGGTCGGTTATGAAGAGCTCCGGCGCGGTGTTAGCAGGGTGTCTCCGGCTGGCGAAATCGAGCGGATCGCGCATTGGGAAGGCGATGACCGGCCCATCCATGACGAGGAAATGTTCGTAGAGGTCGTTCACATCGTCGTCACACCTCACGGCCTCCGGCGCGTTGAAGATGCGGAGCGGGTGCTTCCAGTTTTTGTTTCGTTGCTCGTCGCCGCCGCCGCCGATCACGATATTCGACGACGTCCTCACCGATCCTGTCCAGGGATAAGCGCGGACGCTGTCCGGCAAATAGACGTCCGCGAATGAGGTCATTAGCCCAGCCCTTGCTTCGCCGCGCGCGCGATCTGGCGCTGGCCGCGTCGAAATCCTGTCGCATCCGGCGACGTGATATTGAAGATTTGCGTCACGTTGCGCCCCATCGTGGCGTCCTTATTGGACACGACCGACACGCCTGTCGAGCCTCCATAGATCGGCTCTGGCCCGTTCTCTCCCGCGATTCCCCAATGCCCCGCGTTGATGCGGCCGCCATCCGCGAACATGCCGTCGAAGAATGTCCCGACATTTTTGAAGAACGCGGAGAAGTCGGGGCCGCCGCCGCCAGCGCCCGAGGTGAGCGAGGCGAAGAGCTGTTTCAAGATCGCCGACAATTGCGTGCCGAGCTGGTCCGTCAACGGTTTGACGAAGGCGTTGAGGACGAGCGTCTGGAGCGAATTGAGCAAGCCTTTCAAGCCGCCCTTGAAATCCGTCACCATCGTCAGAAGCGAAGACGAGACGTCGTCGCCGAATTGTTTGTAGGCCTCATTGATCCGATTGGCGGCGTCGATTTGCTCGCCCGTCGTCTTCTGGACGAGGTCATTGAGCTGGCTCTGGAGCTTGATTTGTGCGGTCGCATCCGAAATCCGCTGGTCGTTTTCGTGGTTGACGTTCTGCTCGACGAGGGTCGCGCGGTCCTCTTCCATCTTCCGGAGCGTCGTCGCCGTGTCGATTTGCTGGGCGGCCAGGTCGTCGTTTGCTTTTTGAAGATTTTCCTGGGCGCTGGATACGGGTCCGCTCGTCCGGCCGCTCTGGACGTTGAAATCGCGGATCGCATTTGACGTCTGGAGCTGTTGGCTTTGCGAAGCCAGATGGGCCAGGTCTTCCTCGGCCGCAGCCTGGGCCCGTGCCGCCTTGGTCGCCGCGTCATGTGCCGCCGGAAGTCCCGCCAGAATCCGCTTGAGAACTTCCATCGTCTTGGCGGCATCGTCTTGCGTTTTTGCCAGCTCCGCATAATGAGCGATTTGAGCGGTGAGCGTGTCGGTGAGGTCTTTGAAATTCGCATCGACATCGTTGAGTTTTTCTTCGAGAGCAGGCAATCCGCCCTTCGCGAATTTGTTGACCGCGATTTGGTCCTTGTCGACCTGTCCCTGGAATTCAATCGCTTCCTTCGCGAGCCCGGCCTTCTGCAATTCCGAAATCCGCGTGCGAAGCGTGGCAATCTGGCCGCCCCAGAGCTTCACGTTCACGCCAGCGTCGGCAGCTTTCTTCACGAAGTCGTCGATTTGCCGGTTGAAGGCGTTGGCTTGGACTGTCGCCTTCGGAAGATCGACGGCGTCCAGCCCGCGCGAGAGCGCATTGCCAGTCTGTGTGATCGAGTTCTGTAGTTCTTTGGCCGCCGCCGCAGCCTTGGCGGAAGCATCGCCAGTGTTGAAGTCGACTTTCCCAGGCGTGTGGAAATCAGGCACGGGAATTTTAGGTGTCTGAAACTTGAAGAGTCCGGTGATATATTTGACGGCATCGGCGGTAGACTTCTTCGCGTCATCCCATGCCTTGGCCCATTGGCCGGAGAGTATGTCCTTCATCGAATTCCAGAAAACGAAGAGCGCGATTGCTGCCGCCGCAACGCCAGCAACGACCGCAATGATGGGCGCGTCCACGCCGAAGAGCGCGGTTGCCAGCCCATAGAGCCACGGGAGGAGTTTCGCAATTGTACCGATCAACCCGCCAAAAAGAAGAGATAGCGGGCCTATCACGGCGGCAATTCCACCGATCCAAAAGATCAGTTTTTGCGCGCTCGGCGAGAGCGACCCGAACCCATACAGGACATCGCTCAACAACTTTATGAACGGCGGGAGAACCTGGAGGACGATTGCGCCGAGCGTTTCTTCAAAGTCGATCCACGCCTTCTGTAATTGTCTAGTCGGTGAGGCTGCAAGCAGGGCCGCGCCCGCGCCGTTGAACTTTTTCTCGCCCACGTCCAACAAGATATTCTGCGCCGCGAGATATTGACCATGCACTATTAGGGTTTTGATTTGGTCCTTCTGGGCTTGCGTGAATTGTATGCCAGCCCGCGTCAGGCCTTGAATTCCAGCAAGCGGATCGTTCAGCGCGCGCCCCCATTTGATCGTCGCGCTCTGCAAATCCGTTCCCATCTTTGACGCCATGTTGACGACAAGCTTTTGTCCACGGTCGAAAACAGTTCCTTGGATGTTGCCGAAGGTGAGAAGGTTCGCGGTGACGTTCCGAAGAATGTCCGTGTGATCGAATATAGAAATTTTTGCGAGTGCTGTCGCTGATTGCTCCAATTGCGCCGCCGTTCTTCCGGACTGGCCGCCGGTTGATGCTAACGCTGCCTCGACCACTGCGATGGCTTGCGCGCTCTTTTCCGCTGCATCTATCGACGATTTAGCCAGAAGCAAGAGCGGGGCCGTAATCGCCAACGACATTTTCAGGCCGACCGCTTCCAAATCCGATGCGACCGACTTCGCGGCCCTGGTGAAGCCCTTGAGGCTGTCCGCCGCCTTCCCCATGTCCGATTGGAATTGTGCGATTGAAGCGGAGAGTTCTGCTCGAAGTGCGCCAATGACCGCAGACATTTAGGCCCTTCCCTTCTCGCCTCCCTTTGCCGCAGCGGAGAAGGCCTTCGCGATCCCGATGATCGCCGCACGCATAGCACGCGGCGACATTACCTTCGACGGCTCCATTTTGCGAAGCAAGTCCGAAAGCGGCGAGAGGCGCTTCTGGCGATAGAATGCGGCGGTGTGCCAGGCGGTGAAGAGCCCGAGCTTGTGCTGGCGGATCGCGTTGAGATTGCGGGCCTCGAACAGGGCGTAAAGCTCGCGGAACGTCAAATCCCAGAATTCACGCGGAGCGATACCGGCCGCGATGGCCTCGGCGAGAAGCTGATCGAGGGTTAGCGCGTCGACTTGGCCGCCGCCGTCGGAGGGCCCGGCTTTTTTTTCGCGTCCGGCGGCGCGCTGGCAAGTATCACGGAGTCGAGCGTGGCCTTGAGGCCATCGATCCCGCCCTCGTCCATCATGTCGATAAGCGTTTCCTCGGTCAGGTCGGGATGATGGGTGCGCGTGGCGGCCCAGAGGACCGTGACGAAGTCCTTCATGCCTAGATTGTCGAGGCGTTCAAGGACTTTCTGGTCGCCAGTGCGCGCGTTGGGCGTGCCCGGCTCGTCGTCTTCATATCCCCACTTGTCGCGAAGGGCGAGCATGGCGCGGAGCGAGAAGCGGATCGTGAGAGGCCTGCCCCCGACGGTGATCGGCTTGTCGGGGGATTGCGGTTTGGGTGCTTTTGCCAAGGCGTGCGGCTCCTGGAGTTAGATATTACGACGACGCGAAGTGAATCTCTGGGCGGCCGGAAACTTTGATCGTCCCGTTGAACGACATGAGGTCATCCAGCGGCAATTGCATCGCCTGGCCGGTCACGATTCCTGCGAACCCCAGATAACCGGCGGGCTCGCCTTCGCAGATCGGAAACGACACACGCCAATTGCCCCGCGAATTGCAGGACGACTTGTCGAATTCGGCCATGAAGCCGCCGTCCTCCTGATTCTGTGTCGGATCGTTGGGCAGAAGATTGGCCTCGAAGGTCACTTCGCCGGGGTCGATCAAGCCGCCGATGAATTCACGAAAGCCGGACGGCGATTGCATGTCCGTGGTGTCGTGGGTTGTGCGCTGGAGGTTCGGGCCGGTGATCGATTTGATCCCCATGACCGCGACGAATTCTTCGGGGCTCGCGCCGTTGCCCTTCATAAGCAATGCGCCAAACCCTGTGTGAGCGTCAGAATCTGCCATTTTCAAAGCTCCCGATTCCAGATGCGGAATTCCAGCATCCGGCGGTTAAGACGTGGGCCAGCCCTTTCCGTGTTCCTCTCGGAGAGGTCAATATCGTTTATGACGAAAGACGAGACGATTGAACAGGGGCTTCCTGAAATCGTGCCGCCCTTGAAGCCGGAAAGCAACCGGCGCACGGCGTTGCGGAGGTCGATCACGGCCGCAGCACCCGTGTC